GGAAATAACTAGAAAAAGATTTCCAAAGAAAAAAGATGAAAAGAAATCTTATGAATCAATTCATGTTGTTAAAGTAGCTCTAAATAAATTTTTAGAGAAAGATTTAGAGGAAGAAGTATTAGATATAAAAGGAACAGGGGAGATAATTTGATTAAGAAAGTTTTGGGTCCTCCAGGTACGGGTAAAACATTTACATTATTAGAATACGTTGATAGCTATTTAGAAAAAGGAATACCTATAGATAAGATAGGTTACTTTGCCTTTACTAAAAAAGCAGCTACTACAGCAAAAGAACGTATGATTAAAAAACATCCAGAATATAAAAAAACACAGCTAAAATATTTTCAAACATTACATTCTTTTTGTTTTCACACATTAGGTTTACGAGAAGAAAATGTAATGCAACCAGAACATTATGAAGACCTTGGTAGATTAAGTAATATTAGATCAGATAATAATAAAAGATTAAGAATAACGGAAGAAAGCAACGGCTATCTTACATCTAACTCTGAATATTTTCAAGTAATAAATAAAGCTAGCGTTAAAGATATATCTATACAAAGTGAATTTAATACAAACGAATATAGTAGAAAATTAGATTATCAAATATTAAAACACCTAGGAGTTAATCTAACAAATTACAAAGATAAAAATAAACTTATCGACTACACTGATATGATTAAAAAATATATTAAAGAAGAAGAAAAATCACCTACATTTGAAGTAATATTTATAGATGAGGCACAAGATTTATCACCCATACAATGGCAAATGTTTGATGTGTTACTAACAAAAACCAAAGATATATTTTTAGCAGGAGATGATGACCAAGCTATATTTACTTGGGCAGGTGCAGATGTAAAAAGATTTATAGAACAACCTGCAGAAAATCAATTTCTTGAACAATCTGTAAGAGTACCTAAAGTAGTACAAGAAATATCTAATGTAATACTATCTAGGATACAAGGACCAAAAATAAAAAAAGAATATTTACCAAGTGATGAAGAAGGTACACAACAACAAATATATTCTTTAGATAACGTTGATTTATTAAAAGATAAATGGTTGATATTAGTCAGAACCAACACCATACTTGAACGAATAGAAGAGCAATTAAGGGCTAAAAACCTATATTATTTAACTAAAAAAGGCAAGAGTTACAATGGTAGATTGTTTAGAAACATTCTAAACTGGACACGATGGACTAAAGGAGAAAATTTAAACATCACAGAGTGTCAAGATATATTTGAGTATTTAGATTTTAAGTTTGATGAGAAAAAATTAGGTACCAGTATATCAATAGAAGACGCAGGTTTCAATAAAAATCAAACATGGTTTGATGCCTTTACTAAAGCAAGTAACGAAGAAAAATTATATATTAGAGCAATGTTGAGTAATGGAGAAAAATTATCTCAAGACGCAAGAATAGAATTATCTACTATCCATGTAGCAAAAGGTGGAGAAGAACAAAATGTTATTGTGGTTTTAGATAATGCTAGAAAAATAAGACAAGCTATAGAACACAACACTGACAAACAAGATGAAGAGCATAGAGTTTGGTATGTTGCAGTTACTCGTACAGCTAAAAACTTATATTTTTTAAAATCTAAAATAGAAAGGAATGGTTATATAATATGAAATGTTGGCACTGTGATGAAGAATTAATATGGGGTGGAGATCATGACACTGAAGACAATGAAGATTATGATATTGTAAGTAATTTATCGTGTCCTAATTGTCATTGTCATGTTGAAGTATACCATCCATCAGAAAGATTAATTAAAGAATATGAGGATTATGAAAAGGAGAAAAAATGAGCACAGACGATCCATACTTAAAACAAATTGCAGGCACACATTATATGAAGATGAAAATACAACCTGCAGAATTTATTAATAAAAACAATTTACTTTTTGCAGAGGGTAATGCCATTAAATATATTTGTCGGCATTCAGCTAAAGGTGGCCTAGAAGATGTTAATAAAGCCATACATTATTTAGAAATGATTAAAGAGAGAGATTATAAACCAGAAGAGACAATAGAAATGGAGAAAAAATAATGATTGTACCAAAGTTTGAAGCACAAAAAGAATGGACTACTCCATCAGAGTTTCCTGATTTAAGACAACACGATGAGATAGCAATAGATTTAGAGACTAGAGATCCTGATTTAAAATCAAGAGGTTCTGGTTCTGTTATTGGTAATGGTGAAGTTGTAGGAATAGCTGTAGCTGTTGCAGGTAGTTCTTGGTATTTTCCTATTGCTCACGGCAATGGTCCTAATATGGAACGTAAAAAAGTTTTAGAATGGTTTAAAGATACCTTGGCTTGTAATGCTACAAAAATATTTCACAACGCAATGTATGATGTATGTTGGATACGTCAATTAGGTTTAAAAATTAATGGTTTAATTGTAGACACTATGATTGCTGGATCACTGGTTGATGAAAATAGATATAGATTTGATTTAAATAGTTTAGGTTGGACTTATTGTGGTCATGGTAAGAATGAAGCTGCATTAAATGAAGCCGCAAAAGAATGGGGAGTAGATCCTAAAGCAGAGATGTGGAAACTACCAGCAATTCACGTTGGTACTTACGCAGAGAAAGATGCCAGTCTTACACTAGAGTTGTGGCAAGAAATGAAAAAAGAAATCGTAGCACAAGACATACAAGAAGTTATGAATCTTGAGACAGATCTGTTTCCTTGTTTGGTTGATATGAAATTCCTTGGGGTGAGAGTGGACGTTCAAAAAGCTCATACACTGAAGAAACAATTAGCATCAGAAGAAGAAAAGTTACTCCTAAAAATAAAAAAAGAAACAGGAATAGAACCTCAAATATGGGCAGCAAGATCGATTGCCAAAGTGTTTGATAAATTAAATTTGGAATACGAACGAACAGAAAAGACAGCTGCTCCTTCATTTACTAAAAACTTTTTGTCTTCTCATAGTCATCCTTTGGTACAATGTATAGCAAAAGCTAGAGAGATAAACAAGTCGCATACTACATTTATAGATACAATTATTAGACATGAACACAAAGGTAGAATACATGCGGATATAAATCAATTGAGATCGGATCAAGGAGGCACTGTAACAGGAAGGTTTAGTTATTCTAATCCAAATCTACAACAACTCCCAGCAAGAAACAAAGAAATTGGACCAATGATTAGATCATTATTTTTACCTGAAGAAAATACAACATGGGGATGTTTTGATTACTCACAACAAGAACCAAGATTAGTTGTACATTATGCGGCCTCAAGTCAAGGTCTTCGTAATTCAAAAGAAGTAAAAAACATTGTTGACGCATTTCATAATTTTGATGAAGATGCAGGAAAACCGTTTGATTTTCACCAAACTGTAGCAGACATGGCAGACATTTCTAGAACGCAAGCTAAAACTATTAATCTTGGATTATTTTATGGTATGGGTAAAGCAAAACTACAGGCTGAATTAGGTGTAACTAAAGATGAAGCTGAAACATTATTTAATAAATATCACGACCACGTGCCTTTTGTTAAAAATTTAATGAATAACACTTCTAAAGATTCAGCAGTGTCCGGATATATTACTACTCTTTTAAAAAGAAGATGTAGATTTGATAAATGGGAATTAAATGAATATACTCCTGGGGTTCTTAGTCCTCCAATGACTAAAGCGGAAGCAATAGAAAAATCTATAATTAAACAATTTGAAACAGAAAAAGTAAGAAACAAATATAAACTTCAAATGGGGGAAATTACATTAGAACAAATTAAAAGTAATATTAGACCGAAAGTTAGAAGGGCGTATACTTACAAAGCGTTAAATAAATTAATACAAGGGTCAGCAGCGGACATGACAAAAAAAGCTATGCTAGATTTATACAAAGAGGGTATTGTGCCACACATACAAATACATGATGAATTAGATATTTCTGTTGTAGACAAAAAACAAGCCGAGCAAATAATTGAAATAATGGAAAAAGCTGTTACATTAAAAGTTCCCAATAAAGTTGATTATGAACATGGAAATAGTTGGGGAGAAATAAAAGCATAATGTTTTTAATAAATACATACTTAGACAAAAGTAAAATACAAGGTGTTGGAGTATTTTCAAAAGAAAATGTTATGAAAGGACAAAAAATAAAAGAATCTAGGCCTGAATTTGAGTTAAGATTTGATACAACAAACATGCCAAAAATGCCTTTAGCTTTAGCTAATTTTATTGAAACACATGCTTATGAAGATAAAAAAAATGAATATGTAATGGGTATAGATAACGAAAAATATTTAAATCACAGTATAAATCCTAGTGTAGATGATGATGGCATAGCATTAAAAAACATTAAAATGGGTGACGAAATTACAGTGGACTACAGAGATTTTGATGATAGTGTCGAAGAATGGCTTATTTAAATGCAAACATACCAGCAACCTACGCACAAATAAGGAGAGAGTATTTATATGACTGTAAAAAACATCACGGAGAAGTTGAGGACTGCATTATCTTTGGGATCACATGCATGGGTGGTAGGGCTATT